CCATAAATTACTTATCTAGACCAGCTGTAAACCAATCTATAAATCTGTTCCAAATAGACTTAACTTTGTCCCATGCTCTGCAACAAATATTTTTACATTTATTAATCATTTTTTTTCTCCTCAATTTCGTAAAAGAAGTTATCCGTATCTTCGGTCTTCCATTTACTTGTATTTTCTACGTTCCATTCAGATGTTTGCACCTTCCAATCTGGGATGTTATCTTTCACCGTGAACGATGGTATATCCCATATACATCTATTGTTAGGTTGTGCTGCATAGTTCCCGTCGTCTAGGGCTATGATGTGAGCACATTTATGCTCGTGCGGTATCTCTGAGTGATCCGTATCTAATATATTAGGCTCTGGATGAGCAAAGTCAACAGTAAATAAGTATTTACCAGGGTGCCATTTTTTATCTTTTCCAATGTATTTACCGGCTTGTCCTTCTAAGATATCCCAATTAGTAACAGCAGGATAGTAACTAAAACAATTCCATAACTGTAACTCATCAAGTCTACGTTTAGGAACGTCTTCCGGCTTAAAGCCTCTTTGAATGAATGCAGATATTGGGAGACGATAGAAGACAGCTCCATTTTCCATAATACAATGAAAAAGTATACTGTGCCCCGTAATACTCGATAAACCAAAAATAATGCAGTCTTCAACTTCACCATGATGCTTTTTAAGGTCAAATAAATATTCTCTCTTAATTTGTGCATAAGTTACCGGTATGTTTGCGTTTAGATATGCCATAAAAAATCCTCATTTAATATTACCCCAGTTATCACCCTCTTCATAATCTACTTTGTTTGGTACTTCAAGTGATACTGTTGACTCCATTATCTCTCTTATCTTCTCAGCTTCTGCTTTGTTCTGTATAGATATATCTAATTCATCATGCACTTGTAGATGTGGTATGATGCCTTCAGCATGTAGATCTATCATAGCTTTTTTTGTCATGTCAGCTGCCGATCCTTGTATCAATCTATTCAAAGCTTTGTATGTGTATGCTCTCCTGATCCCTGGTCCGTGTTCCGCGAGCGCATCATCGTGAGGCAATGGCTTGTGGATACCAAACTGATTTGGCTCCCATAAATGAAACCTACATAGTCGACCCAGCAACGTTCTCACTTTACCTTTACGCTGTGCTCTACTCATCACTGCATCCATCAACTGTTTAACAAAAGGTACTTTGGTGTGATATTGTTTAAATAGTTCATCAGCTTGTAACTTGCTTACACCCAGCTCTGCTTGTAATTTGTTTTTACCCATACCATAGAAAAGACCCAAATTGATCGTCTTAGCTTGTGTCCTAGGTATACCGGCCATATCTGCTACAATCTTATGGAAGTCTGCATCACCTTCTTTGTATGCATCCACAACATCTTCTACAGAATAGAATCCTTGTAATGCTGCGTAGTGTACAACTAATCTAGGTTCTTGTTGTGAGTAATCAAAACATCCCCACTTACAATTCTCTTCAGGTATAAATAAACTTCTAATCCGTGGTCCAAGGTCTTTGTTCCTTGCAGGTATCTGCTGTAAGTTTGGATTATTCATGCTGAATCTACCTGTAACCGTACCACCACTATCACCACGTAGTTGGTTTATCTCTGCATGTATTCTACCTTTGCCAGAGTATTTTAATATTGTATCTAAGAATGTTGTATGTGCTTTGTTAATCTCTCTTGCTTTTGCAATAGCTTGTACAATCTTGTGTGGGTGATTAGCTAGAAAGTTTTTAGTAAAACTTGGTGCTTGTGTCTTTGCCGTTCTATCGTATGGTAAACCTAGTTTATCAAAAACCTTTGCAATAGATCTAGCTGCCCAGATCTGTACCTCTAGTCCTGTTTCAGAATATACACCACCTAATAATCTTTTCTCTTCTTCAACCATCTTTTGTTTTTCTATGGCTGCTCTGTCTACATCTACACGTACACCCAAGAATCTCATATCAACCAACACAGGAAACAGTTTAGTTTCCATTTCAAATATGTCCTGTATATCTTGGTGTATTATTTCTTTTTTTAATTCCTGCCACAACTCCAGTGTGAGTTGGGCGTCACGCTCCGCGTAAGCTCCAACGTACATAGCTGGTAGTTTATACATCTCTGCTTTGGGATCTACACCCCAAGACTTTGCTGCTTCGTATAATGCTGTTTCATCTTTACCTTTACCTACAAAATCTCTACCACAACCATTTAAATCATATCTAAATCTATTCTCATCAACTAAAGATGCAGCTATCATTGTATCTACAATCTTACCACTTATTTTAAGTCCTACTGCTCTTATCCAACATACATCATACATTGCGTTGTGAAATATTTTTGTAGCTGGTGTATTGAGTTGATCTTGAAACCATTTAAGGACCATCTTACGATCCATGTTACCACCGCCTTCATGTGCAATAGGATAATATGCACACCAATCGTGTGTAGCTAAAGATATACCAACCACATCACCAACACCCACAACAGAACCAGAGCCCATTCTTTCGTTTAGGTTTGGATCTTTTGTTTCTAAGTCGATTGCGATCTCATCATACTTTGATAGATCAGGAAAATCTTGTGGTGGTAGCCACTCTGTCTGTGGTTTAAATAGTATCTTCACTCTATCCCTTCCATTTTCTGTATCCATCTATCCAGTTTTCTAACTGTTCAGGCGTAGCATCTTGTAACTTCTTTTTTTCTAATTCACAATAGTGAATTATCTTATCGAGATCTTCAACTCCGTTTTTGTGCATGTACCTGCAAACGTATTTTATAACACAGCCCTGAAAGAACGAGAGATTATTTTTTGAAATAAACTCGTACGGCTGAATGTCAAAATACATATAATGAGATCCACCTATCTGTTTGTTCTGTGGTTTGTCATCTTCAAACATATTTACATCTGTCATATTTTATATCCTTTATAAGTATCTTTTGGTCTGACAATGTGTAGATGATGTTTAGCTCTTGTTGATCCAACATAAAACAATCTATTCTCATCGTCAGGATTCTTTTCGTAGTTGACTTGTGTGTTTCTAGATAAGTCAGTCAGGAGAACCACGTTATCCTGCTCACCACCTTTCACTCCGTGTATTGTTGATAATGTAATACGTGGAGATGAATTTAATTTTTCACCGTTCTCTCTCATTCTTCTTATGTATCTAATACTTCTGCTTGGTGCTTGATCAAATGCTTCATACCAAACTTTGTCTGTCTTCAACCATGTTCTTTCTTTTAGTCCAGCCATGTCATAGTTTGCATCTTTGTTCATGTACTTTAAAGCCTGCTTTTCAAAATGATTTTGTGACATGTATGATGCTATTCGCTCTACCTGATCGTAATTTATATTCACACCTTTACGCACATTTTCCCAGTCTGTTACAGCTTTGTACAGGTCTTGTTCTTTGTTTGTTTTATATTTGTTTTCGTAATACAACCCTTGTGAGTATAGTTGTTCTTCTAATTCATTTAACATAAATCTAGTTCTAGCTAGCACTAGCCAATTTCCTTGTTTCATATTAATTTGTTTGAACTCATCGTAATATGAAATTAAACCTCTTTGCGTTTTTGGTCTCCACTCTTTTGGTAATCTATGTTGTATTCTGTTTACTATCTTTGTTGCAACATCGTGAACAACCTGCGGTATTCGGTATGACTGTGTCAGCTGCACAATCTTTCCCGTCTGTGCTATAAAACTATCTACATCTGCACCAGCCCATCTAAATATAGCTTGATCATCATCACCTGCAATAAATGTATCTTCTGTCTTATCCCATATAGATTTTGCCATAGCCCATTGTGATCTAGATAAGTCTTGTGCTTCGTCTATAAAAACTACATCAAATCGTGGTGATCTATCTGATTTAACAAACTCTGTAATCATGTCTGTAAAATCAATTAAGTTATAGTCTTTCTTGTATTGTTCTAAATCATGTGCAAACTGTTTTAGTGTTTTGATATCTACTAATTGTGTATGCTCTTGTTTATTGAATTGTTCTTCTGGTGTGATGCCACGTAGTTTAGCTAATTGTATAATACGTAGTATATCACTTTTAGTTGTAAATAATCCTGTGTGTTCATTCTCATACTCATGATAATCTACAATTAAATTTGCTTTCTTACCTAGATCTTCGTAGTGTCTACGTTGCATGACTTCATCTTTACGTATCCCAAGTCTTCTAAATGCTAGTGAGTGTAGTGTTCTAAAGTATGGTAGATCTTTCTCGCTAAAATTAAACTTAGACATGGCTCTGTCTCTTGCTTCGTATGCAGCTTTTTGTGTAAAAGAGAAATAACCAATCTTATCAGGATCAGTTTCTTTTAAATATTTATCGACTTCATTGAGGAGTGTTGTGGTTTTACCTGTACCAGGTGGACCCAATACAATAGTTTTCAAAACGCATCCTCCTGTTTAAAGACTCTGTCTTTTGGTTTAAATGATTCTTTCTCAAACTCTGGTAATCTAATTACACTTATCTTTTTCTTTGGTAGTGACACCCTGTAATCTGTATCATAACCACAATGTTCTCTCAATACATACAAAGTAAACTGAGGTTTCTCTGCCCACTTGTGTCTTGCTAAGAACTGGTAGAAAAAATTACTAAATACAAAGTGATGGTGTCCTTTGTTATTCCAAACGTTACCTGCTTCTAGATCTTCTCTTGTTGCACCTGATGTTGCTCTACCTAGACAATAGTTTTCTACATGCTGTTTAAGTTGTTCAATCATACTAGATCCAGCAGGAGCTTCTACTTCTTCTTTGTTTGTCATCAAAAGATTTATCATCTCATCAAAGTCTTTTGGTTTTATCTTTGGTGGCTTTGTATAAATCTGATTCATACATGCTCGTATAAATAATCTTTGCTCTTGTAGTTCTTCTGCTTTTAAGCAACACTCTAAGTGATTAGTTCCATTACCGAGATAATCATATTCAACTTCGTGAGTGTTCTTATTACAATAATCACAAGTCCAATAATCTAAATATTCTTTTGAAAGTGGTTCTTCTTTTCCGTCCCAACCTTTCCACATTTCTTTTGATAGTGGTTTAGTTTTTGCTAAACTCTTAGCACCACTAACTAAATTTATATTAGCTGCAATCTCAACCATTAAGGTTTGTATTCTTTTGCTATCGAGTGTAAGGTTTTCGTGTCTTTTCAAAACACCACCAACTACACCTTGCACGAATTTTTCGTCCATAGTCGTTTCTCCATATCCTTTGTTAATTTATAGTGGTGGGGCGAAAGGAAATTAAACTCCCCACCACCTGACACTATTAGTGTCTAATAATCTGAATCATACTCTTCATCTAACTCGTCCTCGTTGAACAAGTCTTCAGTAGAGCCGTCATTGATGAACTTCTGAACCAATTGTTTTACAAAGGTTCTTTCAGAATCAACACCGCCGTCATTACTGAACTGCGGATAAACACTCACTTGAGCTGCTTCATCTAAACCGAATCCGTCAAACATCAGACCAGCCATTTCTACGGAACTTCTTGTAGAGATAGCAGTTTCAATTTTACCAGACTCAGACATTGACTCAACTCTCGTAGTGTTGGCAATCTCAGCGATAGCGGATAGTGAATCTACTTCAACATTTGGAAACATATATTGTAGAAGTTCTAACTCTTGAACATTGTCAAGAACATCCATTTCCACAATAGTGAATCTGTCCATTAGAGCTTTATCCATAACTCTCGTAGAAGTATACTCATTACCAATGTTAGCGGTCGCTACAAATGTAACACCC